CTGCACATCGCCCATATTGATGCCGTATTGTTGGGCTAGTTGTGCAAAATAGGCTTGTTTTTGTTGTGGTGAGCCGTGGCGCAAGACGTTATCAGCCTCCATCAAGGCTTTGACCGCCTGTGGTGCTTCGATGCCTAACCCACGAATGTTGTTCATGTACGGCTCAATCGCTTGCTGCATTTGGTCAGCGTATTGAGCTTTGGAAAGCAAAGGCTGAACGCCTGCCTTCATTTCTTCTTCACGTTTCCATGCGTATTCTTTGAGCTTTGGGTCTGCCGTTGTCCACGCTTCGTGATAATCCTTTTTCCACGATGCTGGCGGTCTTTCCCAAACGGGCGGCTCTGCTACAGGTTCAACAGGCGCATCTATTTTAGGTGCAGATTGCGTTTTTACTTGTTCGACTGGTGTTTCGTTCTGAACTTCGTCGAACTGCTGTGACAGTAATTCCCGACGATCTGGTTGTTCAGTATTTTCCAATTTTATACCCCTTAGGTAAATTTACGACGAATTTCTGAAAGGATTTTATTAGCTTGTTTGTGCGTCATGTTGGCTAATTGGGCTTGCATCACTTCCCGTCGAGTGTCTTTCGGCGGTGGTAATTTGTTTTCCATCTTTTCATTGCCTACTTCAAAGCAATTATGTTGGCGCAAATGTTCACGATGCGTTGACCGACTTGTAATCATTGACCCGTCAATCATGCTCTTGTAGGGCGCAATGTCAGGCATCACCATTGGGCCGAGGCTCTCATAATGCTCTTTTGAACCTTTTTCAACTAATTCGCCGTTAACGTAAACGTAAGTTTTTCTCATAACAGGGCTAAAACCTCCTCGTCATCCATTTCAATATAAGCGTCGTAAATCTGCTGAACTCTTACTAAATCCGCAAGCATTGCATCAAAATCAATCACCGCTGGTGTTTCAATTGTTGCCTCAACTAATATAAAAGGCTCTGCAATTTCTTCAGCAACTCTTGGTTTGCCTTCAACAATTTCCTCATACAAAGCTAGTATTTCGTCACGCTTTGCTTTCTGTTTTTCTGCAAACTTTTTACGATCTGCCGCCTCTGCTTTTTTACGCTTTCCATCGTCGTGCGTGTCAATAAGGATTGTGCCGCCTGAAACCGTGCCTGCAAAAACGCCAATATCGTTGCCATCTGTTGCATTTAAAACACCTTCAACGGTAAGCGTTTGGAACGCATTAGGCTGAAACGCATTTAGCTGAAAGGCTTGCGTCATACGACAACCCAGACGCTACCCGACGGAACAGTGACAACGACACCGCTGTTAATGGTTATTGGCCCTGCACTTATAGCGTTGTTGCCTGAACCAATTGTGTAGTTTGCAGCAATAATTGCGGCATTTTCAAACAAACCTTGCGCTGTGATGTTGCTGCTTACAGGCGCTGAACTTACCCAGACGCTACCATTTGACGTTAAAACATTGCCAATCGTGCCTACTGCGGTCAATCCAGTACCACCGTTTGCCACGGGAAGCGCTGTACCGCTGTAAGTAATTGCTAACGTACCCGAAGAAGTTATTGGTGAACCGGATACGCTTAACAAAGACGGTACTGACGCAGCAACGCTTGTTACCGAGCCTTTTGAGTTAAATGTAGTCCAGTCTGCACTTGTTAGATAACCGTTGACTGAGCTAGTTGCCGCTGGGATTGCAAGTGTCGGTGTTACTCCACCCGTCGATGTAAGAGGTGAAGTTGCCGAGACAGAGTTTACATAAGTGCCTGAGGCTTGTTTATTGTTAAACGTATTCCAATCGGTTGAAGTCAAATAGCCATCGACTGATGTAGTAGCCGCAGCCATTGAGATAGCAGGTGTTGCACCGCCTGACGATACAACTGGCGCTGTTCCGCTAACAGACGTTACACCAACAGAGACATCTCCAGAACCCAATAAAGTCGTGCTGTTGACTGTCTTTATGTTTGTGCCGCTGATTAAAGCCGCTTGTTTAGCGTTAAAAGTTGACCAATCGGTATTTGTTAAATAACCGTCAACAACGGCACTTGCAGCTGCCATTGAGATTGTTGGTGTGATGCCGCCGCTCGACGCAACTGGTGCAGTCGCACTAACCGAGGTAACGTAAGTTCCCGCAGGCTGTGCGCCAACATCGGAAGCTGTTAAAACAACCGCACCTGTAAATCCGTTGACGCTTGTTACAGCGTCTGTGTTGTCAACTTTTTCCCAAACCGAACCGTTAAATATTGCCCAATCGCCTATTATCCAATCAGTAATACCGTCAAGGTTTGTCGATCCAGCAACTGCAACAACATAATAAAAACCTTTTGTTCCTACGCTTGAAGTCAATGTTGGCGTGTTTGTTGATGCGTTCCATGTACCTTGATAGCTCACGCCTCCAATCACCGCTGCTGGCAGTTCAGAGACAGGCACTTTGCCACCACCATCAAGAGTCGCAACACCGCCTGCAACGCCTGCATTGAGTTCCGCTGCCGTACCTAATCCTGAAAGCGTGTGGTCTGCGTTCCAATTGCTTGGTCTCACTACAGTCGCATCTACACCGTCAGGCACAGCGCTTACAAACGGATGTTTAACAATGACAGTCATTATTGATTATTCCTAATGATTGTGCCTGCCGTAATTGCTACAGTTTGCAGCGCCGCAATGGTTACGCTGTTCAGGATAAGGTCAGCGCTTGAGATACCTACAGAACCGTCTAAAACGACCGTTGTGTTGTCAGATTTAAATATGCGAAACCAACTAGCCGTACCTGCGTTTAATGCCACAGCGCTAGTCACAGCGCCAAGCGTTAACGTGCCGTTTACATCCGTGCCAAACACGCCAGGTATTGTCAGGCTTGCTAATAACACCTGACTGGTGACCGCCGTGTTCGCATTGGCTGGTTGTGTGCCGTTGTACAAGTTAAATTTACAACCAGTCGCAGCAAACGTAATTAACCCTTCGTTTTGAGAGTGTCTTGTTGCGTTGGAATAATAAAGCGTCATTGCACAACCTCAACGCCTGCAACCTTACCATCTGCGCCACGAATGACCCGTTTTGGTGCGCCGACAATGTTTTTAACGCCTTCAATCTGTTGCATCGTCTGCGCTTGCAATTGCATCATTGACTGATGCAGCTGCGCCATTTGGCTAATTGCGTCTTTCATACTTTCGGCAACCGATACGATCATCTGTTGGTTTGCAGATTCTTGTTGTTCAAGCAACGGAATGTCGTAGCCTGGGTTTGCCGCAATCCTAGCTAAGTTGATACGATTCTGCGCTTCGTACTCAGTTTTCCAATACTCAAATCGCTGCTTCTGATCTTCTAAGGCTGTTTCGCCTTGCGTTTTAATCTGTTCAATCTGCAAATCAGCCTCAACCCGTGATTGTTCACGTTGCTGATCTATTTGCGCTTTAATCATTGCAGGATCAGGTGGTGGGGGCGCTGGTGGTTGCTGTTGCTTCATCTTGATTTCCTCCATCGCTTGATCTATCGTGCCTTCGATCGGTTCGGCTTTCTTGTATGCGCCAACACCAAACTTGAGCAATTCAATCAACATCGGCGCAATCTCAGGCACTTGTTGACCCATCGGCAACGCCTGCGCTAAGAACCCACCCATCGCCTGCAAGAACTCTACACGTTCACGTTTATTTTGTTGCTCGTCAATCTGAACAAGACTATCCGCATCAACCTGAATACGGAATGAACGCAGAGGCTTGTCTTTAAGCAATTCTAACGCTTGCGGGATCAGCGCTTGATCTGCGGGTTGCATAGCTTGAGCAGCTGCGTACTGAAGAATTGTGCTTGGTTGAAACTTAGTGCAAATGACCTGTGCTTTTAGTTGAAATAGCTCACTAGCGAACAAGGCAACATCTTCTTGCATCGAACGCAGCCGCAGACCTGCATACTGTCCTTTTATTTGTTGGGCGGTAGCGGTTTCACTAGCTGCTGACTGTCCCCGAATAATGTCAGAAATGCCTGTTATTTCATAGATTTGGTTTTTAATCTCATTCATTGCTCGATAGCATTGCATGAGCGTTGCTGCCATAACATCAATCGGCAACAGGTCAATTGACCCTTTTAAACCGCCTTTCTCTGAGAATCCTAACCATTTATCAACGGGAATCAGCGTATTGTTATCGCCCTCAGTCAGCAATCTTTGTAACGCAGGCTGTGCAGCATCGTAGACACCACGCACTCGTAGCGCTTTAACTAAGCCGTCGATGCGGTCTGTAAGAATGTCTAGCTCGTTGGCTT